GATATGGTGTCAGATCGAGACGGGGATCTGCTGCCATAGGTAAGTCGGGTGATTGTGGGTGAGGAGTCTGCATCATTCCCCCCACTAACTTTGCGAATTGAGAGTATGCACTCTGTAATTCGTTCACCATCCTGAATGGGAAACCCGAAAGCATTGCTGCTCTTTCTTCATCCGTCTTGGACGGAAAGAGATATTTCAGTGCTTCTATGCTATCTACCCCTAATTCTTGTAAATTTCTTACAACAATTGAGTTGTTCAAAGTATCTTGAGTTGAGTCCTCATAGACTGGTCCCATCCATCGCCACTGAATAGTGACATCTCCATCAGGAATTAATCCTGTAACCCCTGGTGGTATCTGTTGTGTATGTAAACAAGCTTTTATAATTTGTTTTAATTGAGTATCATACATTCCTTTCGCTTCTTCATATAAAGCTGTATCTTCTTCACTAGCATTATCAGGTAATTCAAGAGGTTTTTCTAATCCTGCAGCAGCAGCTAAACTCTCTTTAAACATATTTTCTTCTTGGAAAATAATTAACTCTAAACAACGAGATAAACCAAAGTCATAAATAGCTTTTGCTTTCTTTTTAGATGTAGCTGCAACACGTCCAAATAATGATTTATATTCTGTAGCTGTTACTCCTGCTGAAATTGAGAGTTCATCAACACCACCTAAAGCAGTACGAATCTCTTCTCGATACTGTCTAGAGAAAGAATTTTGATCTCCAGTAATCGCATCAGGAACGATGTATCCCACACGATCATTAGGTTCTAAATTTGCTATAACTCTCGGTACTCTTATTTGTCCATCAACACCACGGGAAACGGGATCAGATTTATAACGAGAAGAACTTAAGGGTCCTAATCCAACAAAACCTGAGTTGGCTGCAATTGATGGACGCTGCACACTAGCTTCTCCACCTGATTCAACAAGATCTGTTTTTGGTCTAGAGGAAAGTAATGTTGGATTACCAAAGAAAGTGACATTCTTTCTCATGGTTTGCATCATTTCATCATGCGTACAAATATGATTTGCTAAAGCATCAAACTCTCCAGAACCCTCGTGTGAAAAGCCTTTTGGGTTATTAAAAATTTCTACACAAGGAATAAAACCTAATGTATTTTTAAGTTCTTTAGTTTTACCTGGAGCAGAAGGATAAGGAGCATCAAAAGTTATTTCATGTTCTGCATGTGTTTCTGTAATTTCTTTCCTTTTAATTGAAAGTCTTATATATCGTTTTCTACCTTGTTTTTGAGTTGGGTCTTGTCCTGTTAAAGAAGCATCTGCTATAGGTTGTTCTCCACCTAGACCTTTTTTAACTTTATAACTATAGATAATTACTACTTCATCTAATTCTCCATCTAAATTGTAATAAGTTCTATATTCATGTTTACGGAAAAAATATAAACGATAATTTGTATTTGTAGGACGAATATAAAACAATCCTTGCCCATCACATAGATAGTAATCCCAAATTGAGTCTAATCGAGACTCAAGCTGATTATATTTAATTACTCGATCTATAAAATCTTTTCTTTGATTACCAAAGTTATCTTGAGCAGGAAAAAATTCAACTCCTTGACGAATACCAAAAAGCCTCATTTGAGCTAAATGAGAAGCTACAATTCCAGTATCAATTCCAGTTCCTCCATCTCTTTCAAGATAAGAGTCAATTATTTCTTTAAGACGGGCTTTAGCGTCAGTAGCCATTAGTCTTTTTCCTCTTTCCTTTTAATGATTTTAGCAGCTTTGGTTTGTTTCCTAAGATATAGCCATCTCTTAAAATAGAGTAGCTCTTCTTTAGTAAAAAGCTTCGGTTTCTTTATTGCTTGTTTGACCAGCTTTTTAAGTTTCATACAATTACATATTCTCAATTGCATTAATTAAGTCATTTCTGTTTTTAAGATAATTGTCTAGAGCACCTCCTTTTCCTCCTTTATATTTTCCTTTTTCAACTTCATCTAATACTTGTTGATTTTTACCACTAAACCAATCTAAAGGATTTAAAAAATTACTTGTTTGTGTTTGTTGTCCTGCTGGTGCTTGAGCTATTTGATAGCCTACATTTCCTATTGGAAAAGCAGTTCCACTTTGAGGTATTGCTGTTGGTATATTACTTGATTGATTTTGTCCTTCTATTATCTGTTGTAATTCTGCACCACTTGGTTCTCCCCAACCTGTTCCTAAAGGTTGTCCTGTTTCATTAAATTGATTTTCTCTTGCTTTTTGCAAACCTTCAACAGTTACATTACCTTCAGGAGTCAAATAAGGATTTAAATGATGACTAATTAATCCTTGTTGACCACCATAACCAATAGGTACAACAGGTATAGCACTTCCTACCCAACCCATTCCTTGTTCATTACCTAGTCCTGTTGTAAGAGGTGCTCTTATCGTTGCCATTTTTATTACTCAATATATAAATCTATTTTACTCTTCTTGTACTTTGTAACCTTTTGGATCATTTAATTTAGTCAAAATGATTCCAATACCTTTAATATCCCATTCTAAATGATCTCCTCTTTCCCATTGAAGTTCATCTGTAATTTCAGGAGGAAAACTAATACATAAGTCACCAAAAGCATTATCTTCTAATTCCAGTATGTAAGTCATTTTTCTATAAGCTTTTCCATTAGCTTATCAAGCTTATTATGAATTGCTCTAAAGTGATCGTTCATATCTTGTAGTTCCCGAACAAAATCAACTTTTAAAACATATTCCAAAGGCATTCTGTTCACATGTTCCTCCAATGCATTAATACGCATTCGTTGATTTTCTAAATTTTGAATAGAGTCTTTTAGCCGTTCTCGATGTCTATCTAAAACTTTACTTGCTATCCACCCTCCTCCTGTAACAGAAGAAATAATAGCAGTTAATAAAAGTGTCAGATAGTCTGGTCCCACTGGACTAACTCTTTTTCTTTATTCTAAATCAGAAATCTAATTGTAGCGAACCTTTCTTCATTAATCCAGTTACTAACCAAACTAATGCATCAACACAATCATCATGTCCACTAACACCAAAGTTAGTTAATTCTTCAAACATATTTGTAAAGTTTCTATAGCGGTTAAATATAATTTTTCTATCTTCAAACATACCCATAATTCCACGGAATCTAGCTAATTTGTCTCCTCTAAAACCTTTAACTGGATGCCATAATAAATTATATAAGCTTTCTTGATTTAAACAAATACGTTTAAAATCTGCTTCTAATGATGCTTGGTATTGTACAGCTTCAGACCATATATCACATGTAGAATGCGTTGGATAATATAAACCATTTTGATCCATTCCTAATATCGACCAATCATTTAACAGTTCTTTTAATGCATCAAGTTTTTCTAAATTACCCATAACTCGTATGCGTCTGTAATCAATGATATGAATTCGATCTTCGATTCTTCCCCCCAATACCATTACCGTATAATCATTCTTTTCTCTTATTCCTGCTGACAGGTCTACCCCCACTCCTAACGTATCAAATTCAGTTGCTATTTCTGCTTTGACAATCAATTCAGGTGCAAGCGATAATTCATTCTGGCGAACGACTTGATTCATATACTGGAAAGAGAAGGCAATCGGAGATTGCCGTTTTTTTTCTTTTAAATATTCCAGGGACCACATTTCAGGCCAATATGATTTTTCTTCACCTGTTTTAGGATCATTTTGTATTGCAGAAAGGACAATTTGTGTCCAATTATTTTGTTCGTTAAAGGTAGTGGAATGAATATCATCATGTCTAAACCGAGTACCAAGACAAATAGCCCGACCCCCTTCAAACATAGTTGGAGCAATAACTGCATTCCAATTTTCTTGCATTGTTTTACGAATATCAGGATTAGAAATGTCAGCAGCTGATTTGATAGCATCATCTATCATCACGAGATGAGAACGCTTAGAAGTCACAGAACCTTTTAGTCCAGCAGCACATAAAGTAAATTGTTCTTCACCAGTGGTATCTATACCTGCAAATTTATGATCAATTGACCAGTACTCATTACTTGTAACGTTTTTAAGTAGACGTACTTTAGGAAATACTTCTTGGTATCTTTTACTTTCAATAATACGTTTAATCGTTGCTGATTTAGATCGAGCAATATCAACGGTATATGAGAGGTAAAGAACTTGTAATGGAAGACCAGCTTGTGTATGAATACCAATAGCCCATGCAGTTAATAAACCAAGAACAGTTGATTTAGCAGAACCACGGGGGGCTAATAGATCTATATTTGGTCCAGCAATTTTTATTAAACAGCTACTATCTTCATTAGTAACAAATTTTCTATTCCATTCTTGATGATGATAAGCAGGAGGTTTATCAGCTACATAATCACAAAAATAACCAAAATCATCTCTTGCCTTTTTTAAATCTTCTAAATTTTTAGGTTTCTTTATTTGCTGATTACGTGCAGCCGCCTTCGCATTACGTCTATATGCAAGATGTGTATAAGAAGGCACGATAAATTATCAAAGTATTACTTTAATACTAACTAATGATTACATGCACAGTCTGAATTACTTATCTTTTTTTGGCTGATTTTTTTTTTGCTCTTGATATTTACGAGCTTTATCTAATGCTGCTTTACGTTTTTCTTTATCATTCATTTCTGTCCCATCCTCTTTTTTGGCATTTTTCTTTTTAAAATACTCAACTAATTGAGGAGGCATTTTACCTTTAGCCATTAGTTAAAATCTCCACTTTTTTTAGCTTTTAAGCTTGCTAAAAAGTCTTTGAAATTAGGATCATTTACACCTTTAAAACCAAATTTTTCTTTTTCTTTTTCATCTTCCATTGTTCCATAGCCAGGATCTCCTGGAACTTTTACGTCACCTTTAGTACCAAATAAATTAACAGGTGCATCTTTAGAACCTTGAGCTACTTTAGCTCTTTCATTTGCTGCTCTTTGAGCTTCTGTTAAACCTGCAATTCCACCTACTTGATTCTGTGCCATTTCAGCAGCTAAGTTTTGCTGTGCTGTTTGAGTAGCTGTATCGTAACTTTGTTTTGTTGCTTTTAATTGTTTTTCTAATTCTGCTCTTCTTTGAGCATCTGATTGATTTGCTTTAGTGACATAGGCAGAAGCACCTGTATCTCCTGCTGTTTTTGCTGCTGAAGAAACTGCTCCCCAATCAGTTATATCTCCTGTAAATGCTCCTCTACCTTCTGATTCACCTGCACGACTCTTTGACTTCTCATGTTCTTTTTTAACTGACCATTGATAAGCTAACTTATTAGGATCTTTATCTCCTTTACTAATCCATTTACCTTTAGATACTGGTGCGGCAACAGCTTGAACTACGTCACCAACTATAGGTATGTTAGATACAACCTTTGCAGCAGCTCCCATCTTTTCTCACTTAAAACTCTTATATAAACTATTTTAGCCTTACTTATTCTTCTAATTGCATTCTTGCCCATACACTCATTGTTGCTTCTTCTAAAGGAATTTCAATTGGGTCATCTTTAAAGATAAACATTAATTCTCTAATAGCTCGATCTGCACCAGCCATCAATAATCCTTTTCTATCTTTTGTATTCGTAAACTTCTCAACTTGATCTATATGACCACGTAATTCTTTTTGCATAGATGCTATACGTGCAACACCTGCATCACGTTTAACTAAACCTGTTTCTACATCAGCTCTTAATTTACGAATATCTTCTTGCATTGCATCTATTTCAAAGAGAAGTTTTTCTCGATGATCTGGTTTCTTATAATGATCTTTAATCCAAAGATTACACGCAGTAATAGATCCCCGATACCCAAGGAATCGAGAATACAAATATATTTCGATCACTGAATAGTTATCAGAAGCGAATGAAGAAAAAGACTCTTGAGTTGATGCGTCTAAATTATCAACCCAAGTATCAAACAGCTCAATATCTATAAGCTCGTTGCGCCTGATCGTAGTCTCGTTTTTCGTCTTTTTCTCTGAAACTTTGTTCTTGTTCAGCGGACGTTCTTTGTTGGCGGCCTTTTTCACCGATGGTTTTTCTGTCTTGTTCACCAGCAGTCTCCATTTTCTTTTTGGAAAATTCGTAGGCTACTCCAGCAGCTTGTCTATATTTGTCTAAATCAAACCAGTCATCGACATCAGTTTGACCTTGTGGTACTGAACTAGCCATAACAAATAAATCTTATAAGAAATTTAGAAGTTGCTCATCATGTTGGCAAGACCAGCTGCCCATGTATCCTTACGTCCTTCTAAAGACTTTTGACGTTGTTGACGACCTTTAGAAGCTTCAAGCTTACTTAATAACTGTTGGAACTTGTCAATATCAAAATAGTCATCACCAGTTCCTTGTC